CCCGCTGCCGGTGCCAGGTCATACTGCGATTCCGCGCCCATGTCGTAATAGACCACATTGGTTTCCCGGGGCCTTGACTCATAGAGGGTTGTCGCAGTTACCAGCACGGGCATTAGGCAGCATATCACAAAAGTCACGGCAAAGAGTTTTGGAGCTCGGTTCATATCACCCGTCCCACATGAAGGCGCTCAGCGCCTGCTTGTTCTGTAAATCGTTCTCAGCTTTCGCCCGCACCCAGCCGCGTTTGTAGACGCGCTTCTGGTCTGCTGCCACGCTGGGATCCGTCCAGGGCTTCTTGGGCTGTGCTGCCAGCTCTGCGACCGCGCCGCCCAGGATGGTCAGGCCCCAGCGGTCCATGACGTAGTCCGCCAGGTCATCGGCATCGGAGTCTGGCAGGAAGGCGATATCGACCATCATATGCCCGGACACTTCACCGGCGCCGGTCAGGCCGTTCATGTATCCGGATCCGGATATATCGGTGCCGGACGCACCGGCGGTCAGGACGGTGATGGTTCCGGAATCCACGTACAGCATGAATCGGGTGCCCACGGAGTCATAGCGGATAAAGCCCTGGTTGGCCTCGCGCTCCTGGCGCAAGCCGGTCATCATGACCTGCGCCACACCATCCATGTCTACGGCGTTGCTGAAATCCAGTTCCTCTACTGAGTAGGTCCCGGTGTCGATTCCGACGGTAAAGGATCCGTCTGTGATGGCGTTCCAGTCTGCGATCGTGGTAGTGCCGGCCGTGTCACAGGTCAGCAGCATGTCATCCAGCTGGTTCGGTATCTGTGAGGCCTTAAACCGGATGGTGTCGCCCTCATAGAGCCCGTAGTAGCTGCTATGGTACTTGACGGCGTTTACGCGCAGGCTGTCAATGCGCTGGATTTCCGCACTGTAGCCGTAGTTGATCTGGTAGTCCTGCTGGTAGTTTACCAGCGGTTCGTGGAATTCTTCTTTCCAGGCTTCGGTGTCTTCGCAGAACTTGCGCCCTACACGCTTGAGCGTATTAAGCACAATCCCGTCATCGCACCCAGGCAATAACGGGATCCAGTGCTTTTTCAGGCTTGCATAGCTTGTGAGTTTCGACACTTCTCATGCCCTCCACCTCCACCAGCCCACAGACATACCGTAAACGCTAGGCCGTGCGGCGCAGGTCGCGCATGACTGATACAAACTCGTCATACTCTTCCTTCGTCGCTTCACGGATCCGCGTGTACGGGTAGTGCTGAATCACGCTTGATACCTTGCGATCTTCACCAGGGATAACCTTAAACTTCCGGAATATCCCGTCATCCGCCACACCCAAGTACTTGTTCGGAATGATGACTTCCACGCCACGCTGACACTGGATCACTTCAGTGTTGTGGCCAAGAATGACATCGTTCTGCAGGTCCTGGTGCGGCTTCTCATGGAACACCACAACTGAATAGCCGTTGACCGGAAGCCCGGCCGGCGTTAGACCCTCTTCTGATTTGCGCTTGTCATCCGTCAGTACTTGGCGCGTCGGGTCTGTTGCGGTTTCGACTGGTTCAGCCCCTTCAGACTGGAGTTTGGCGGCTACCTGGCTGCCCTTGCGGACCAGTGCGTAGCCTTCCTTATCCCCCAGGGTGTACGGCATGATTTCATAGTCCCGCGGATCCATCGCACCACGTTTGACCGCATTGGTCTTAACAAGGTTGGCGCTGGCCGGGGTCTTGAACGGCTCGTTCGCATTCGTCAGTATCAGCTCTCGACTTTCCCTAATGTCAGGCATTGTTCCCTCTTTTCTTTCGTGTTGCTACTGGTGGAAAGGGAGTGCGGCTTCTCCTGCCGCACTCCCCCGGTTGTCTTCTTAGTCGTTATCCCACTGCTCGGCCTCGAAGCACTGCATCTCGCCATCCACGTTGATATCCGTGGTGGTCGCCAGGTAGAAGCCAGCCGGTGTGACGCGGCCAACTGCCAGGGCGTTGAAATCGTACATGCCACGGATGGCATACACGGTGCCGCTGGGTGCGGCGTAGTTCAACACTACTTCGTCATCTGACTTGCCCTGTCCTGCAGTTACAGACTCGATGATGAACCATTCCTTGCTCTGGTCATCGCCAATCTGGATGGGGCTACCCTCACCGATATGGACGGCGGTGCTGGCAACGTCGGCATTGAACTTGCCACTGCGGCTGCCGGCTGTGTCCAGCGTCCACTCGTTAATGTCGACGCTGTCGGCATCCTGGTCAGCGAAACGGTAGTCCCGCTGGATGCGGACCTGGTAGACGCCTTCACCGTAGACCACACTGGTCTGCAGGGTTGACGTGAGCAGGTCGCCGCCGATGTACGGACGGACGCCCGTGCCGGCGGTCAGCAGTGTCGGGGCCTGACCTGTGCCGTGACGGATAAGGCCTTCAACCATTTCCGCGGCACGCATGTTGCGGTTCCACTCGAGGGTGGCAGCTTCTGCATCCTCGGCGCCATAGATCCTAACGGCGTCGGGAAGGAAGCCACAGCAGATATATACACCTGCGCCCGTGCCGTTAAATGTTCCTGATACTTTCCTCATTGATCTTCACTCCTATTTGAGTTCTCGTTTTTGGCTCAATCTCTCTTTGCGCTTACGCGCTCAGTGTCCGATCAATCGGGCACTGCGGTACAACCGGTTTCAATCCGGATCATCCACAGCTGGTTCAGAATCAGGCACGCATGGTACTTGTTCCAGCCAACACTTCCGCGCTGTCCGATGGGGTCACCACCACGCGGGGTATCAGGCTGCAGCACACGCGGCTTCACGTTGCGCTTGCCGCGCAGCGGAACCGTTCCATAGGCGTCCTTGCCAACAATGATGATGGGGTAAACATCGCACGCTGTTGCCGAAGCGGGGTCCGCTCCATTGGCAAGCAGTGTGGCGCTGTTACCGCCAGCGGCCGCCCAGGGCGTGAAGTTGTTGGTGGCCAGGATCCGCACGCTACCGACTTTGCCGATCTCGTACTTGATCTTGCCGTCCGAATCGGCGTACTTCTCGACGGGCGTGAACCCCTGTACGTTCTCGATATCGGCCTTCATGTCCGTGTGCGTCATCGCAAAGAATGCCTCTGCGACGGGCTCAGTGGCGATCTTCGGCGTTGCCTTAATGATCTCACTGATTACGTCTGCGCGCTGGTTGTGCAGGGCGCGCTCTGCCAGCCTGAAGTCACTCCGGGTCACGGCGGACACAATGGATGAACGGCCAGCCACGCCGGCGGCGTAGACTACGTTCGTGCCACCTTTGAGCACTTCGATGTTCACCAGCTCCGTGGTATCCACAATCTGGTCACCGCAGCGCTTGGACATCGTCTGCAGCACGGGATCCGTGTGCAGGTCCTTCACGCGGTTGGTCAGGGGTACATAGTCACCGTACTCTTCCAGGACCACTTCCAGGTCATCGTAGGTGATTCTCTGGCCAGCAGGCGTCACGCCATCAGCCAAAGGTGCCGTCGCCGGCGGCAGCGAGTGGTAGCGCCGGTACGTCTTGGTGTTACCCTTGTTCATGGGCATTTCGTCGACCTGCGCGAAGCGCGCTGTGACTGCCCGCGGTGCGGCTACGCGAAGCATGGTTGCTTCGAGCCCGCCAGCTGTGTTCGGGGAAATGTCCCCGTACGTGTTCAGGTTTGCACCTGACCCCATTCTGAGTCCTACTCCATTCATGCTGTTCTCCCTCCCTCTGCTGTTTGGTGCCAACACACGGAGGCTTCCTGGAGCCTTCTGGTCATCTGGCTGCTTTCTCTACCTACATAGACTGGAACTTGATATACCGGTTGCACCGCTTGCGTGGCCGGCGCGTACACAGGACCTCGAGAGAGGATCCTGGTGCAAGCCTGCCTTTGAATAGCAGTTTGCCGCAAGATGGGCACTTGTAATCATTTTCCAGTTCTACCTTAATCGTTGGCAGCAGGGACACTTCCGTACCCCTGCCCATATTACGCGGCGGGTTGGGCTTGCTGTTCAAATCCGCCGTCATAGTCATCGCTCTCCGCACTTGGGGATTTCTTCTGTCCTGTTTGCTTCCGTAGCGTACTGCTGTGCAGGTCCCGGGTGCGCTGCGTTTCTGTACGGCTTTCCGCGGCACCTTTCTTGACCTGCTGAGCTTTGTAGGCGTCTATGACCATCGCTACGCCGTCAACATCGTAACTGGTCGCAATCTCCTGGATCCGCTCGGACTGCTTTGGCAGCCACTCTTTCCGGTATGCGTCGGACGCTTCGATCGCATGGTAGTCGGCATGCTTGCCTCGAATCTGCCGATCAAACTTCAGTTCCGCAATCTCTTCAGCCTGGGACGCCAGCTGGGCCTGGTACTGGTTGAGCATCTGCGGATCTACCTGGTTAATCCCGCTGACCTGGCTGGCCACCATCGCCTGGCTGACCGCTTTGACCAGCTGCAGGATCTCGTTGCCATAGCCGTCATCATCCTCGCCCTCAATCAGGCTCTTCAGCGTGGTCTTCTTCCCGTCTTCACCCTCAATCTCGATCGCCAGCAGGTCCTCATCCGTTAAGGGCGTCGGCTTCTTATCTTCCTGCTTGTTCGACTCGGCATAGGCATTCAGTACTTCGATGCCTTCCTGGGCACTGCCGGCGTAGACCTTCCGCTGGGTCTCCTGGTCCTGGGTTGCTACCCAGTTGAGGAAAGCGGGGGTCTGCACAGTCTGCCTGGCGGACGGGTGTACCTTCTCGACTTCCTGCAGGACGGCTTCGACGGCCGCAGCTTCGGCGGCTTCGGCCTGCTGGGTCGCATACTCTTCAGCAGCCTTCAGCTTGTCGGCTCCTGACTCACCCGTAAGTTTTTTCAGGCCTGCATCGGCTTCCTGGCTGGCCTGTGTGGCCGCTTCAAGCGCCTGCTGGGCGTCTGCCTTGTCTTTAGCACTGGTGTCATCCCCCAGGCTGTCTACGCGCCTCTGCGCGGCGTCTGCGGCTTCCTTGGCACCCTGGGCTGCCTCGGTCGCTTCCTCGATCGCCTTTACGGCTTCGGGGTCATCCTTTGGGGCACCAGACTCGTCACCCTCTGGTGCGGGGGCTGCAGGTGCTGCGGCCGCGGGGGCCGGGTCTGCGTTTGGTTCTGGCGGAGGATCCGCAGGGGCCGGCGCGGGGGCTGGCTCTTCCTTTGGCTTGGCCTCTTCGCCGTCCAGGTTACCATCGAACCCGGAACCGTACTCGTCATCGTCGCTTTCTTCACTTGCCGGCAGCACGTCCCCTGGGCCAGCAAACATTCTCAGTATGTTTTTCATCCCTATTCTCCGTTCGTTGGAGTTTCTAGTGTTCCCCTTTATCCCAAACGACAGATTGCGGCCTACTCAGACCGCCTTGCAAATGGGCGTATTGCCCTTCATCCCCGTGATGATGACAGGCGCAAACACTGCAACGTCACCGATCTTGATAATGGATCCAAGCGTGCCAAGGTTCATGACGGTCACGCGCTCACTGTCCTTGCCGCCCTCATGCAGGACCTTCACCGGGTTGGTGTCGGGCTTGGGCTCAGCCTTCTTCGGCTGGGGTTTCGGCTTCTCCGGTTTCGGCTCAGGGGGCTGGTCAGGCGGTTCCGGGGGCGGGGGCGTAGGTGCGCCTTCGCCGGCGGTCGCGGGACCTGCGGAAGGTTCTGGCGTTTCCGGTTTCGGGTCAGCAGTAGGTGCGTCTTTGTCCTTGGCCATGCTCAGTCTCCTGTTACAGTGTGCGCCTTCTTACGGCTTCCCGTTACCGGGTTGCCTGGATTTTCATATAGTCAGCTTTGAGATAGTCCGCGCCTGTGTCCGTGGTCAGGATCGCCAGGGCCGGGGAAAGCGCTTCATCATTGGGAAGCGTGGCGGATGCAGCGTTCGTGGCAATGCACGTGCCGTTCAGGTACACGTAGCTGTTACTCACGGATCCATCCGCGTACACGCCCACACGTACGAACGTTGCATCCAGCAGGTTCGTGGTGACGGTGTTCGTGGTAATCGTTCCGTTCTTGGCCTGCTGGTACTGCAGGACAGCGGACTGGTCCATGTAGAAGCCCATGAAGTCATTTCCCAGGCTTCCCAGGATGTCCGTGTCTGCGACGGTCAGACCGACAAAGGCGGTGTCTTCGCTTACGTCCTCGATGGCGATACGCGCTTCAAACCATAGGTCCTTGGTTGTGGTCACTGCGAATGACTCGCCGTTCATTTGTGCCTGTACGGCATCGTCGGCCTTGTCGTTACACGTGATGACCAGGATGCCGCCCGCGGCGTCATCGGCAACCACAATGGTCTCGCCTTCATCGCTGTCACCGTCGGTCACGCTGACCAGCCATCCGGCATGGTCGGCCGCTTCGGAAAACTTCCCGCCCTTCAGGATCGTGAGTCCGGCGGTGTTCGTATCCGCGGCGTTGGCAATGTAGCCGGCGGTAAAGAAGTCATCCATGAACTCGTAGTAGTCCTGCGGCTCTGCGGCAATGTAGGATCCGGCCCACAGCGCTGTACCCACTGTGCCGGCATGGACAATATCATTGTCCTTCATCTTCACGCCGTCGACGGTGACGCCGGCGCCGGACGTGCTCTCTGAGACCGTGTCGGCCTCGAGCGCGCCACTGTAAAGCTGGTTCAGCTGGGCGGCCGTCGCGTTGACCGTGGTGCCACCGATCCGCCAGGTTCCCCGGATGTCCATGATACATCCCTTGTTGAACCAGACGCGGCCTTTATAGGTCACGTCATGCGTGATGATTTCTGCGTGCAGCGGGCTGATGCACGCCATCATGCAAATGAGCAGGATGAATGCGGCGGCGGTCTGGTACATGCGGTGGAGTTTCTTCATGAGTGGGGTCCCTTTCCTTTGTTTACTTCGGCGTTGATCTTCTTTGCGCGTGCTGGACTATCAAGCACTTCATTGAGCGCCGCGACTCTTCCGCTTATCGTACGCCAGTCCCGGGCGATGTCATCGCTGATGGCGGGCTTTTCCTCGTTGGTCTTGCGTCGGCGGTCGCGCTCAAAGGCTGCAAGTTTCAATAGAGCTTTGCCGGGACCTATCTGGTCCAGTTTGCTAAGCTCCAGGATCTCGTCTGGCTTGAGTGCTTGCTGAATGATGTTGTTGTTCATTCTGTTCCAGTGTCAGAGGCCTCGGGACGGGTGCAAACAAAAAGCCCAATCCGGCTGGTGCACCAGATTGAGCTTGTCTTCTGCCAGGCGGTAAGAGCGACTTACCGGCCCCGTCCCTATCCTCAATAGGACATTAAACTATACCATATGTTGTATCGTGACAAGTAAAAAAACACTACGCGGCCACTTCCTCTGTCTGAATCACCGTTCCCGGGGGCACCGCGGGGGCCGGCGGCTCCAGCGATTGCAGCAGTTTCCCAGTGGTTTCAAGGGCTTTTTGGCGTGACTCCATGACGGTGGCCTGCGTGGCGGCACGCTCGTTTTCGGCCTGGGCTTGGGCCTTCTCAGTCTCTGCCTGGGTCTTCTCTATTTCCGCTTGCAGCTTCTCCAGGGTCGCCTCTTCGACGGGGTTGCCCTTTCTCTCGTTGGCCATGCGCTCAGTCTCGCTGTACTCAAACTGCGCAGGATCCAGGTCAAGCATCTTGCCTATCTCCGTGACCATGTCATCAATCTTGTAGCGTTCGCGCAGCTGTGGGTGCTGCATAATCAGTTCCATGAACCTGGTCAGCTTCTCGATACGCTGCAGGCGCGCCTGGAAGCTGGAGAAGCCCAGGGCCTTCACGGTGTAACTGCCGCGGCCTTCCTGGATGTCTGGATCCATGATAGCGACATCTACGTAATGCTCCAGCATTCCCTCTATCATTTCGTCGTAGTTCTTGACCACTTGGCCCATGTACTTGCCGGACTGCTCCGCACGGATCCCCGCGGCAAACGCGGTCTCGTCTTTCTTGCCCGGCAGACCCTGGGACGCGCGCGGGATCATGCTGTCCTCTTCCAAGAATGAGGACGCCAGGTTAATCAGGGATACCCACGCTTCCCCTACGTCTGCGATCCTCACCTGCTGCAATGCTTGGCGCGCGTCTTCGCAGTCTTCACTCAGGCGCAGGCGCATGCCCGGGAATATCCGGTCCAGCCTGTTCAGGAAATACTCATCCTTTGTCGCAAGGATAGTGGATCCGGCCATATGCTTGTTGTCGATCAGACCACGGAGTGCTGTATCCAAAACCTTTTGCATCGACTCGCAGTTATCGGCCACGCTCATGCCGCCCTGCTCTTCAAGCCGGCGCTGCCAGTATCCCTGGATGATAGGACGGTCACGGCGCTCTGTGGGTGCGTAGCGCGTTATCTCGCCGTCACTGCAGGTCACCATGCATTCGACCATTTCGGCGGAGTGTTCCTGCCTGTTGGAGTCGGTGGCCAGCGGTTCCTTTGCTGACCCTTCCAGCTGGGGGTCCTTGCCTTCCTTCATCGCCCGGGCTCTCAGGTACTTCTCGACGAGCTCTTTGGGCGCCAGTCCCCAGTACTCAATATGCAGGATGCTCTTCTTGCGGTTCTCAATGTCCCGCATGTACGGCGGTAGCTCTTCGTCCTGTAGCTTGGTTTCCTGACCCGCTGCTTCGCGGTGGGCCTTGGATATGACCTTGTCTATGGCATCGTCATTCCAGAATGCCTCACCCTTGAACTTGTTGAGCCAGTACGGGGACACAAGGGCGTACTGCCCCTGGAAGTCGCCGCTGACCATGTCCGGGGCCTCGCTGTCATAGAGCACGGTCCATCCGGATACGAACTCCCAGCCGGGTTGCTCGTAGATATCCACGTACCGTTCGTATGGGATGTTGTCCAGGTCTATGCGGCTCAGGTCGCTGACGTTCTCTGGTAGGCTCGGGCGGTATCCCGGCCGTTCCACTTCGATGATGACCTTTTTGGCAAAGGTTTCACCGTGCAACGCACCGGCAAAGGCATTCAGCGCAAAGTTCTTGTCCGCTTCGCTTTCATCCAGCCAGCGGTCAATCAGCTTCTTCAGGTCATCACGATCTTTGTCCAGCTGCTGCTGCCAATCCTCGGGCAGCTGCTGCTCGGTTATGGATGCATCCGACTCCGGGATAATCATGAACGGGAAGCGGCCGCCCTGCAGCACCATGTCTACCAGGATGGCAATGGCCCAGGTGACTTTCTGGCGCGTGTGGTTCGTGACATCGTTGCTGCGCCAGTCTTCAGTATTGCTCTTCTTGAAGTGGTTATCCGCCAGGCCCAGGAAGGCCTCGCGGTTCTTGGCCATCTTCTCAATGATCGACTTGCGGTTCTTCTTCGACTCTTCGTACCGGCGCTTTACGAATGCTGCCAGGTCTGTCACGCGGTCATTGTCACCCATAGCTCACCCTCTCGTTGCGGTTCGCGCAGGTCTACTTCTTGTCGCTGGACTGGTCATCGAAGCCGGCGCCGTAGTCGGAGTTGCTGGCGGGCTCCACGGCTACGTCATGCAGCTGAATCTCGACGCGCTGGCTGCTTCTGCTTTCGTCATCCGTGTCCCGGACCTCGACCACTTTGACTTTGCCTTTGCCGGCCAGCTGGACCATGTCGCCAGCTTTCAGCTTCTTTAAGCCGGGAAGCTTCTTGATCTCGTCTTCGTGAAACGTGATGCGCAGACCGTAGGGGTACTTTTCCTGTTCCATCATGGGTGAACAAGCGGTTTCCATTTCCTTCTTGGTCTTCTTCGGCTTCTTCATGCTTACGAGCTTCGGCATGGTCTGTATCCTTTCATGCAAAAAACCCAGCGGTGAGTTGCACCAGCTGGGTTCCTCTGTTCGTTGGATCCTGACCGGGAGCGACCCGGGCGGACCTGGTTATTTAAAAGTCGTACCCGATCCGTTCGGGCGGCGGTTCCTTCCATCGGTGATGATCAAGTCCGACAAGCGCAGCCAGCAGCGCATGGGCGGCCGGGTTCGGCCGGCTTGGGTCAACGTCATAGTTCTGCAGGCTTTTGTGTAGCTCTTCATCTTTTCGGTAGAATATCCTGTTCAGGTTCTGCCGCTCCCAATACGTGTGTGCCGCTTGCGCGTCATTCTGCCACTTGGCCTGGATGAACCGCGGCTTCGGCTGGATCATAGTTGACTTCTGGACCTGAGCGCGAAACTTCCTGTGGGTGAGGGGTTCCTGGTGGTAGTAGAACTTCTGGCCAAAGTACCGCTGCCAACACATATTGAACCAAGCGGATATGCCTTCATACTCGATCGCACCTTTCTCAGTCAGCACGTGGTCGATGCATACAAATGACCTTTCCTCGAAAACATACGCTTTTTCGGTTTCGATGTCAAGTCCCAGCAGGATGGCGAACCCGGTGATGGCCGTGCTGTCGCCGCGGTTTACCGCTATTGGCCAGCAAATACCGCCCCTTATGTAGAATTCCCCCAGGACCTTTTTTCCCGTGATAAGCGTTGTCGTTTGCCGCTTCAGGTTCTGGCTGGCCTTGTCCGGCCGTACGATCTTATCCATGGCGGTTACTCTCCGTTGGCGTAGCGGGCAGGCGTCGAACCTGCATCTTCCGGTTTTGGAGACCGGCGCTCTCCCAGTTGAGCTACCGCTACGTATTTCCTATTTCTTCGGCTTGTCACTCTTCGGCGGATCCTTTGCCGGCGGTGTCTTAGGTGCTGGCGGCTTCGGCGCCGGCGGCCGGCGCATCTGCTGCATCATCGCTGCCTGGCGGTCGCGCTGCTGGTCCCGCAACTTCGTCAGGATGGAGAATTCCTTGGCCGTCACGTGATGCCAGCGCAGGACCCCATCGCTACAGAAATCAAACACCAGGACGGCGTCGGTCTCTTCAGCTGAATCTGTGAACGTGTAAGCGATCATCGGCTGGTCATCAATCCCTGCCTTACGGCTCCAGCCCATCTGCTCGATCGTTGACGCCCGGTTCGGGAAGTGGATCGTTTTCGGTTTGCTTACGATCTTCTCCCGCACCTTTTCGGTCTCCATCAGGTTCAGTCCACACAGCAGAATCGCCAGCAGCGCCATCATGAGGCTCCATACCGCCAGTTGCTTCCCCGACTGTTCGCTGGTCCCCTGGTTCAGTTCCGTCATGTTTCCCTACCTTTCTGCCCTGTTGGGCTTGTTCGTTACGTCTGCAGTCTCTCGCCAGTCATATCCACAGCATCTACACGTGACATGATTATGGTTTGTTTCTACGGTGTGGGTCCAGTAGAAGTCATATTCTGAAGACCTGACAAGCTCGCTTGGATGCCGAGACCTCCCTGTTGACGTTATCAGCATGCCCTGCCTTTGGAACCGTATTCGCAAGTCATGGCTGCCGCATTGTGTGCACTGCTTTGCGCTTCGAGTGATCAGCGGCTTGCGCTTCCAGTCCGCCAAGATTGCGGCTTCACACGCTTGGCATAGGTGTGCTTTCCAGACGGGTACGGCTTCCTTGACTGTTGCCGGATGCCCAAACATCAAAGCCCCCGGGGCTGTCTCTACGTCAAACTCGCATTCACAACTGTTGCATATTGGCATTGTATCAGCACTCCCTCCATACGCCTTTGGTCAGCCAGCCGTGCCACTTCTTCTCGCCATCATCCAGCACGATCGACGGGGTTACGGTGATTGTCCCGTCCAGGTGCACAGTCACCTTGTGGTGCGGGATCCTGCCAGCATGGCAGCCTGGTGGCCTGACCAGCCACACGCCGTGGCTGTCCATCCCGTAGTCGCCTTCACCCAAACTCAGGTTGCCTTGTTCATCGGCGTATCTTCTCATCGCTTCCTTCTCAGGCCAGGTGTAACAGCCCGGTGTCTTTCTTCTGGTAATACTCATCCCGGCTCATGGTCAGGTATGCCGGTACATCATCCACCTGCGAGTCAAACTCAGTGACCTGGGGCAGGATGTCACGGGCGTCCCCCTCGTCTTCGTACCCCAGCGCCTGAATGGTGGCAAAGAACATATCTCGGGGATCCCGGCATGGCTCAATCTCCGTGAACATCCAGTAGCCTGGCTTCCCGCTGTTCATCGGAGTCTGCAGTACATCACCTACCTTGGGGATCCTGTGCTTGAATCCGTGTACCCGTTGGACTGCTTTGCCTGCTTCAAACTCACAGAAGCTAATCTTGTTGCCCCATCCGCCGCCCAGCTTGTATAGCCGGCGCTCCCGCTGTTCGTAAAGCTTGCGCTTTTTTTTGTCCTGCCGGCGCTCTTCCAGTTTTGCCTTCAGTCTTTGGAACATCTACCACCAGCCTTTCGCTTTATCTCTTCTTCCCGGTCAGGACGTACCGCGTCCCCTTCTCGATCCCGTCCGCCAGTCGATCCAGCGGTACGCTGGGCATCCGCTCACCCTCCGGGCATTTGCCGTCGTACAGTGCGTCTTCGATGATTCGTAACGGTGCGTTCACCAGCCTGACCGGTGCCGCTAGGATCTTGCCTATGATGTTCATGGTGTTCCTTTCGGTTGAGTCGCTGGCTTCTGGTTGGATCCTGCGCACTTTCCAGCGAATAGTACTCCGTGCTCGGGGAACGTCCCGTCCGCCTGTAACGCCATACGGTTTCCGCAGCGGTTACACTTTGCTCTTGCTACAGTCTCGCCTTCAACCCACTCCCGTGGGACCTTGACTGACTTCCCGATATCTTCAGGTGCTATGCCGCCCATCTTGCTCCTTTGGTTAATCCCGCATGGCTGCACCCCTGGAACTCCCAGGGGAATTGTAGTCCACTCAGAAAGGTGTTACGCCCTGGGCGCTGTTCCTTCATCGTGTGGTTGGTCAACAACCGTCTTTTTATTCGATCAGCCATGCGGAAAGTCTCAGTTCTGCTTGTTCATTCGAAGCGCTGCGATCGCGCAGTTACATTCCCCGCCCTTCCGGGACTGGCACCGGTCATCGTGCAGGCTCTTGTCTTGCACGCTCTCCACACAGTACTTCAGGGCAGCGTCACAGAATTGCTGCTGCTCCCACTCCGCGACGGGCCCCTGGAAACACTTGGTCATCGGCAGCCACGCACCGCTTCGGTTCCGTAGCTCGAGCGTGCGGCAGCGGTGACAGTAGCGCACCGTGAATACCAGTGACTCCCCGGCGATCGTCGCCCGGGACCACAGGTGCATATTGTTCCGGCACAGGATCCGTCCGAATTCCATGCATATTCGTGCCCAGTAGTGGTATGGCAGTTCCATCACGTTCTTTTCCCTGCCCGCGCAGCCTTCACCTTGGCTACAGCGCACTCCACGTAACGGAGCCAGAACCCGATCGTTTGTTTCGTGGTGCCATGCAGCAGCATCGTGTCTTTGTTCTTGTCATAGAACTGCGTCGGGCTGTCCCCAAACTTCACGGACATGCCACCCCAGTCGCAAAGCATTTCGATGATGTAGCAGAACGGCATGGGAAGGACCTTTGATTCGTCAGGCTGCCACATGATCCAGTACTGCCAATGGTGTGGGTTGTGCTTCTGGTGATGGTTCCACGCCAGGTCAAAGTCTGCCTTGATCTTCATTTCCTGAACCGCCGGGTAAAACCACTGGCGGTATCCCTCAAACTCATTCATGCCCAGCTTGCTGCCGTCGTGGCACTCAATCTGTGCGTTGATCGCAAACGCATACGCTTCTGGCATGTAGGCTTCCCCCGTACACAGCGGCTGCAGTGCTGCCCACACCGCCTGCACGTCAACGACGTGCTGCTTAACGTAGTCCCGATATGCCTGCTCTGATTCTTTCCTGTTCACGCTCCCCCCCTCCATGAATGTAGCCAGCTGGCCATCCAGCCGTGTGTGATAACGCCCATAATCCAGAAGACCGGAATGCAGGCAAAGCCTGCCAGCAGCAGTAGCCTGGTCACGGTCTTGTTCATCCTTCCTTGTCGCGCACGGCCCTGAGCTCCTGAACCAGCAGCAGCATCCCGCGCAGGGCCATCGTTAGTGCGGTACTCTCTTGTCCCGTCAGCATAGCGTTGGCCGCTTCCACTGTCATCTTGGCGACCGTGTCCAAGCGGTCTTCGTCTGGCTCACTTGGCGCGCAGGTGTCTTCCGGGCCTCGCTGGCGCAGGTGTTGACGGCAGTAAGCGATGCCGTTGCCTGTCAGCGTGACTGTTGAAGTCAGGGCCATAGCGTGCTGCGTTATTTGGACAAGTCCCTTTTTAGCCAGCATGGCCGCTACCCCTAGCCGGTCATCCCGCGGCCCAAGTGTCAGCGATTCATCGGAAGCGATTTGGCCCAGTACGCATTGTTCTGCAGTTGTTAGGCGGTCCATGGCGCTCATCCTCTCAGCTGGTTCCTGAATTCCTCTAGTCGAAGGCAAATGGTACCCGTAGACCCTCTGGATTATCTCGCTGTAGTGAGTCTTGGGCCAAGCGCTTATGCGCTGTTGGGATGGCCACAATTATTCCCCGCTTGATCTCCAGTACTTCGCCGTTGACTGAAAGCACCACGAGACGTGGATCCACTGCGCACTTCTTTCCGTGGAACCGCACCCAGTGGTACTTTGCCGTCTTGCGTTGGACTGGCGTGAACGGCCTGGGCGGCAGCGCCGTAGCAGCCACTCCCAGCCCCATGAATTTCAGGAACGATCTACGCTTCATCGCCGCATTCCTTCAGGTCTTTGTTGTTCACAAGCGGTTGACCGTCCAGCGTGTCTGTTGCTTCCTGGACCAGCTCTCCCATCTTCTTTTCCTCCAAGAGCCTGTCAATCTCCGCGGCGATCAACGCGCCAGCCTTCACCAGCTGCCGGATCGGATCCCCGGGCGTCGGCTTCCACCACTCGTCTGCCCAGGGCCAGCCCATCGGGGCAAGGCCGCGTGTTATATGCGTCTTCTCGCGCTGCTCGGCGGTCAGCTGCGCCTCCAGAAGTGCATCGCCAATGTAGCACCCAGCAGCCTGCGCCATCACTCCGGGCGCGTGCCCCTTGTCATGGTCAGCTGTAAAGCCTTCGCGCTCCATCTGCCGGGTTCGCTCCTGCATGATCTTCAGGGCGCCGCTGTTGGGGACCGCTTCAGCCGTCTGTTCTTCCACCGGCTCATAGCACTCCTGGAATGGGTCTGCCCGGCAGTAGCCGATCGTGCCCGCGCAGTCCCGGACAATGTAGTGACCCTTGGCCACGCCAATCTCGCCGCCCTGCAGCTGCAGCATAAGGTACCCGTCTTCGATCGTCGGTACCTGACTGCCCAGGAAGTGCGCGATATCTTCCACGTTCTCGCCGTCAAACCGGATTGCGTCTATCTCTGTTCGCTTGCTTACGTACTTCATAGTCCCGACCTTTCTACCATACCATTCCAGATAACAGTTTCTTGGGTTCGTATTCATCTTCAATCTGTCCGCAGGCCACTGCACGTTGGTACGCCTCTTCCCGTGTCAGCCATTCCCCGTCCGCGTCGATGAATCCTTGGTCATCCTGCATGACTATCTTACGCACGCCTGCCTTCACCAGGCGCAGCATGATATCTGCATGGCGCTCCCCTATGCACGTCAGGCGCCCGACCATCACCGCCGCTTTGATTACCTTACCCGCCATCGTTATGCCTCTACTTTCTTGTTGCCACCTTGACCCGACGCACTATTTCGCCAAAGGCCACCGGGTGTTGCTTCGCCCACCTTTCTGCGCTGCAAATCCGGCCGCCGTGGCCAGGCGTCCGTGCCATCGCAAAGCCCAGTTCCCGTGGCGTGCAGTTGTACTTCGCACACAGCTTGCCCCTTTGCGTACGCGAGTATGGCCGCTGACGCAATGCACCCACCTGGTCTTCTCCAGCTTGGCACTTCGATATTGCTAGGCCTGCTACGGGCGCGGCAGCCATCATGCCTAAAAAGTTCCTTCGTTTCATCGCTCAGTTTCCCCCTTGGCTTTTCGCACTTCAAACGGTGCATCGTGGTTGTGCAGCGTTACCATGTTGCCTGGGTTTAATCGGCTTCGGACAGTGAGGCCATTCTTGTGTACGCATACCTCCATTATGGCCCCAGTTAGCTCTAGATATGCAGTGCCTCCAGGCTGTGCGTGGATAGCCAACAGCGTGCGGCTTACCCTCACCCAAGTTTCTTTGTTGTCATCGTCGATAACGCGCCAGTGCCCAGGACGTAAACGTATCGGCACCAGTGCCCAGTGGATTTCCTCGAGCGCCTTGTTAAGTCGCACGACGGGCGCCGGCATGTACTTTTGAATTCCGCTCCTTGTTTCCTCGCGGCTCATCCCATTGGTGATGAAGCCGTGCTGCAGTGCGCCCACTACCAGACGAATTGCGCTCTTGTTCTTGGCAGCCCAGTTCAGTCCCTCCAGTTTCATGTCTTGGGTTGGCAGTTTCCCTGTTTCAAGCTGCATAGCCAGGGGAACGGACTCCCCCAGTTCAAACTCTGTGCATCGCATGCGCCTGACAAACCAGTATATTAGCTCTTCTCCTGGGTATTCCATCAGTTTCCACCTGCCGGATCCGGCGGCATCATGTGAATAGGCTCAACGTACGGACGGCCAGCGGCCTTGCACCATTCTTTGACCAGGTTCGGCCTGGCTTCCATCGGTACTACCACTGCATCCTTCGGGAGCTCCAGCGCGGATCCCGGACCGGACGCCGGGATAAGCGGCTGAATCTCCAGGGCCAGCCCCTGGCCACGCACGCGCACCTGCCGGACCTTCAGCGGATCCTGCAGTATGATCTTCTTCTTGTCCGGGTGCGGCCGGACCTCCGCTATCACCCAGGCCCCCGTGACCAGGTATAGCTCCTGCATGGTCGGTTCTTCAATCTTGCTTATCATCCTGTCCCTCGCTTTGTGGTTCGTCTTCCATGGCTTCCGCCTGGTGCTCAAATCCGTTGTCATATGCGCCCAGCTGGCGGTGCACTGCAAGGATACGTCTGACGCCACGTAGCCGGGCTTTCCACAGCCCGCGCTTCCACCATGGCAAGGTGGGTTCATCTAGTACGGCGGCCAGGGCCTCCGCGTTCTTTTCTGCGTGCAGCTGTGCTTGCCAGCGCTTTGTCTCGCGGTCGTTTAGCTGTGCCTCAAGGTGAGAGTAGCACTTGACCTTGTAGCGCAGCTCGTGCAGCTCTTCTGTGATGCACGATTTGTCCATGCACAGATCAAACTCCAGGAATGGCACGCCCGGCCGTTCAAACCGGTTGCACCGCTTGCATGCTTTATGGAATCTTGTCTTCATCCTGTCCCTTTCTCCGGTTACACCGATATACACCGATATCTACACCACTTTACACGCCGTGCGCCTTTTTCCGGTGTATTTCTGCCACCGTTTCTACACCAATTCTACACCGGCCCCCGTACCGTGGGCGTTATCGCACAGGCCGCTGCCTCTTCGCTTTCATCGTCCAGTCTAAATATCCAGTCGCTCATGATGATGGGGCCGAGTCGATACCCGGGCAGCACGTCCTGCAGGCGCTCTTCAAATCCCTCGTCATACTCCAGTTCCTCGCGTAGCTTCTCGAACACGCACGCCGCGCTGGCGCACACGCCATCGTCGTATGAGTAGCCAAGATAGCCTGGCGGGAATAGATGACCGCATATGCGGCACCGGGCCGTATCGTCTACCACTTCGACCCGCTCCCCTGGGTATGCGCCGGATCCAAGCGCCTGCATCATTGGGCGTATAGCCCCGGGGCTGATGTCTCCGTAGGTTTTGGGTGCTATGCTTGGCATGGTTCGCTCCGATCGTTACACCGCTCCACTCTCTGCATTCGCTCCCCTGAAACTGTTGTCGACGGCCAGCGGCCGGTCCATGCACACGTGACAGGCTTCGTCATAGATATGGTCTTCCTGCTCAGTGTCCACGTCTTCCGGGTCATCCTCATCATTGCACAGCGCCGGGATGGTCCGGATGAAGTGCTTGCACGTCTTGTAGACCAGCAGCATAGGCGGTTCAATGACTTCGTCATTCTCGTCGCGCTTGAGCCTGATTCGCTCTCTGAATTGCTGGATCTTCTGCAGGCGGCTTGAGTCACCCTTTTTGAGAATGATCCCGTAGTCCGCGAAGATGGTAGACACGGCCGCACCCTGGCCGCCGCCCATGAAGTTTGGCTGCTTCGAGAAGCAATCATGTCCCGCCAGCCGCAGGATCTTGCGCTTACTGATTCCCAGCTGCATTTCCCGCTCCAGGATCCCTTCAGCAATCCCGGACGCTGGAATCCGCAGGCCTGTGTTGGGCTGCTCCCCACAGCCGTACCACTCAGCAAAACGATACAGCCGGCCGTCACCATCCATCCACCACCAGCCCACGCTGAACGGTGCCCCAAACCCCCAGTCAAACGTGAACCATAGCTGGGCGTGCTTGGGTACCGGGAGCGGGTCGATGACGTGGTACGTCCTGGTGAATTCAAATGCCTGGCCGATAAACACGTCCCAGTCCCCGTCCAGCCACGCCTTGCGCAGTGCTGGATCCTTAATCGACTGCAGCCGGCGCGCATACTTCGGATCATTCTCGCAGTGAATCCGGTTATCCCGCAGAAAGCTCTTGATATACACGTACGACTCGCCTGCGTCATCATAGAACACCTGCCCCGCTGGCGCCTGGTCGATGAAGATAGACTTGACCTGGGAGTGTCCTGGGCCGCCCGGGTTCCCCGTGACGAACATCCGGCACGGGCCCGTGTACCCAGTCGGTGCGCGCAGGCAGCCTTTAAGCTTGTCCATGAGCGTGCTGAAGAACGGAAACGTAGGCCCTTCATCTATGCTTATCTCCCCGTATGCGTGCCCCTGGAAATCGTCCAGCTGCGCGGCTTTCTCCACGCCCGCCAGGACCACCTGTGCCCGGTTCCTGAACCGCAGGTAGTTCGTCTGCTGGTCCCCGCCTATCCGCTCGCACGGCAGGCCCTGGGCGATCATCCCGTCTATCCGCCGGCGCATTTCTGCAAACTGCTTGTACTTCCGCCTGACAATGAGCCCCGCCCAGGATGCACCCCACTGCTCCGCTCCCGTCAGCTGCCGGCCCAGTAGACAGTCCGACTTGCCGCCGCCTCGCGTGCCGCCAAACAGTGTGTAGTCGCACGGGCATACCGACGCGATTGCCTGTGGTCCGGGCTGTGGTTCCCAGTAGCTCATTCATTCCATGCACCAGTAGATTTACTGCACGCCTGCAGGTGTGCTATCGGTCCGTTGCCTCCAGCGCCTTGGTCAGGTGCTTCGTGTAGTACTTCAGCCGCTCCTGCGGTGGCTTCTCGAGTATTGAGAGACATAGGCACGGGCCAATTTCCTTGCCTTCCGGGATCCGGTGCAGGAAGAACTCATGGGCGGCGTGCACTTTCAGCTCGCCTTTCTTGTCCCGGACCTCGTATTCCGCGTACACGCGGCAGGCACCAGCCAGCGTCTGTTCCGATGGCGTGTCTGCGACTGGCCCAAGGTCCGCTTTGATCGCGCGGATCAGCTCAGGCTCTTGCACACACAGGATAGTCAGTTCGTCAGTCTTTCCCAGTAGCTTTGCCATGATTACAGTTCATTCTCTTCCGGCAGCTCCACGCTCAGCTCCGCTAGTTTCCCCTTCAGTTCATCCGCCAGCTCCTGCGCACCGTTGGCCAGTTCCCCCAGCAGGTTGATCACTGCGTCCACCGGCAGCCCGTGCCCGCTGTCCAGCTCCACGGTCTTACGGCCAAACCGCACGTGGACCTGCACCACTGGTGCGTCCGATGTTTCGGCCAGCTCCAGGATGGTGTCCGCGGCGCCGTGGGCCACGTTCTCCAGCTTCTCAATGGCCGTGCGCATGCGCTCAGCGCTCAGCGGCAACGGCTCTTTGCCCTTCAGCTCTTTAGGTGCCGGCGGCTGGGGCGTGTCTGTGGTTTCCTGTGCATCGGCGGCTGCTGCTGTGGTCTCTTCAGTCATGATCTTCCTTCCTTCCTTTGCCTCTCTTCGTGCTTCTTACGCGCTTCGGCCGCCTGCTCTTCCCACTCCGCTATGGACCTGGGCGTAGGCGGCATGTTCGTGATCTCTCCCTTGTGTATGACTTCCTCCGGGGCGTTGCTGCCGTCCATCTTGTTGCGGATCTCCGCAGCCCGCAGTGGGTCCGGCGTCTTGAACTTCAGTTGCATACACTGCGCGCCCTCAACACCCTTCACGCGCAGCTCCTGTACGTCTATCTGCGTGAGCACTACCCCGTCAGCCTTCATCCCCGCTACGTCCATCGTCCCATCTTCACGCAAGTACTTCAGTAGGTTCTGGCGGCCTATCCTGGTCAATCTCTGGCTGCGCTCCCGGGCCGTGTCCACGCTCTCATCGGCAGCCTGCTGCTGTAACCATTTCAGCCGTTCAGACACTTCATGTTTTTTCATGAGCGCCGATCCCATCTTGCTGGCAGCGTCACGTGTACCTGGCTTGTAGCCCGCGGCTAAGTAAGCTTCACCATAATTCTGCTGTTCGTGCTGATTGAAGACGGCCAGTACAAATGCTTCCCACTTCGGCTTTTTCAGTGGCAGCGATGGATCGAAAATGGCACCACGCTTCCCACTGGTCTGGTCGGCCGCGGCTTCCAGTCGCGCAATCTCTTTCTTGATCTTAGCTTCCTTCAGCCATCGGGACGCGGTCACCGCTCGAGCTTGCGGCGTCCCTTTGGATCCGGCACGGTCCAGGGCACCGGCAGCGTCACGTGGATCCGCGACATACTCACGACAAAAGCGCTTCTGCAGCGTGGTGAGTTTCGCACTGGTCTTGCGCTTAGGTTTGCGCGTGGCGGATTTCCCCTTCCGGCCCTTTTTCCCTTGGCTCGGCATGGCGCTTTACTCCCTGGTGTTACGCCGTAGTTTGGTCAATCGTTGCTATTACGATACTGGCTACTGCCCACTACCGTCAAGATATTTCCTGGTGGCGGCTCGAGGGCCTGGCAGCCCCTGTGGCTTTTCTACTGGTTTTTCAGTGGCTTCCACTGGCGGCCACGCCACGTTGCTGTAGCGCCAGCGCAGGATACCGTCGCTGCAGTAGCCGTACTCGATAAACACGCTCTGGTCCCGGCCAACCGTGTGA